ACCCCTCTTGAAGATGGGATTGAAATTTCTGAAACTGCTGGAGATAAGACAGGGAACACNAANAGTCAAACAAAGGTCACCACGCGAGATATAACGAGTTTATTTGATGACATCGTAAATTATACCGCCGATGCNTTTGGAATCCCTAGGGGGCTCTTAAAGGGNGATGTGGCTGACATTGAAGGCATGACTGATAACTTTATAAACTTTTGTGTTAGACCATGGGCCAGAACTATCGAAGATGAGTATAATCGAAAGTTGTATAAAAAACAGCAGATTTTAAAAGGGGACAAACTAAAGGTAAAAACACAGAGGATAAAATCAAATGATCCAATCAAAGTGGCATCAAGCCTGGAAGCCTTATATAGAATCGGTACGGTCAATGTTGAATATGGTAGATGGCTTATTGATGAAGAACCGATTGGAGAAGCTTGGGCTGAAGACTATGCTCTAACTAAGAATTACCAAAGAAATAAAGAAGCTGGAGAGGAGGTGAAATGATGTTTAATAAGGAAATCTTAATGAAATCATTAGAAGGTAAAGGAATTAAATTTGAAATAACACCAAGAGTCGAAATGAGCATATCCGACAAGCAAGCTGAGTTATATCTTTATGGCGATGTCATCGAAGATTCTTATGTTTGGGATAAGGAAGAAGAATATATTTCTTGTAAGAAAGTAAGAGAACAACTAGATAAGTTAGAGGGACAGAATTTAAAAGTGCACATCAACTCATTTGGGGGTATGACTTTCGAAGGAATTGCCATTTACAATGCTTTGATGGACTACAAAGGAGAAATTGAAGTACAGATTGATGGAATCGCTGCTAGTGCTGCATCGCTTATTGCTATGGCTGGTAATAAAATAACCGGACGAAATAATACAATGCTAATGATCCACAAGGGGTGGTCTTATGCCATGGGCAATGCTGAGGAATTAAGAAAATCNGCTACTATGCTTGAAAAAGTAGATATGGCTGCAGACGAAACTTATATGAATCGGTTTAAAGGAAGCAGAGAAGAACTTAATCAACTTATCTCTGATGAAACGTGGATGACTGCTGAAGAAGCTTTAGAACATGGATTTTATGATGAAATCTTAAGTGATGCTATACCAGTAATACCAATAGCACCAAATGAACCAACAGAACCAGAATCGAAAGAAACAGAAAAACCAAAGTCATTATTTGATTTATGGAAAGAACAGTCGCAGACCGAAAAACAAGTGGTCAATCTTTTTGCACAATTTAAGGAGGAAAAATAATTATGAAAAATCCAGATAACAAAATATTTGCCCAAATCAAAAACAACATGCAAACTGCTATTACTACAGGTGATGCTCAAGGGTTTACCGACTCATTTGATGCTTTCGCTGAGGAACTTCAATCTTCCATTATGGCTGATGCTAAAATGGCCGCCACTCAAAACATGAGCAATAATGATTTATTTGCTAGAAAAGAATACAACCTTAGACCTTTATCCGCTGAAGAAGAAAAGTTCTACATGGCAGTTACTGTTGATGGGAATAACTTTACGGATACACCAATGCCGAAGACTGTATTCGAAAGGGTTTTTGAAGATCTTAGAGCAGAACATGCCCTATTATCTAAGATCCAGTTCGTAAATGTCACGGGTGTAACGGAATGGTCCATGAGAGATGGCGATGTCCAAGCTGCTCAGTGGGGTAAGTTATGTGACGAAATTAAGAAACAATTAGACTCAGCTTTTAAAGTTGAAGCTTTAACCCTTAATAAGCTTTCTGCTTTTGTGAATATCTGTAAGGCTATGTTTGTTCTTGGCCCCATTTGGTTAGATCGTTATGTAAGAGAAATGCTATCTGAATCTACTGAATTAGGACTTGAAAATGCAGTTGTAGCTGGGACTGGTTTAGAACAACCAGTGGGAATGATTATGGACTTAGATGAGCCATTTGTACCCGCTACAGGACACACAGCAAAAACTCCTGTCGTTATCACAGATTTAACTCCTGCTACAATCGGGAGAACCATGATTGCTCCTATGACTAAAGAGGGTAAAGTAACAGTTAATGTTAATGACTTACTTTTCATTGTTAATCCTCTTGATTACTGGACCTCAATCTTCTCTGAGCTTGCTTTTAGAACTCCAGATGGGAATTATGTGTTGGACAAAACCGCTATTGGCGCATCTCTAGTTCAATCTGCTGCTGTTCCAGTGGGACAAATGATTGTAGGTAAAGCGAAGAACTATTTCTTAGGTGTTGGAATGAGACAGAAGATCGAGTATTCCGATGAATACAGATTTTTAGAGGATGACAGAGTTTACATTGCTAAAATGTATGGCCATGGTAAACCGCTAGATAACAACTCCTTCTTAGTTTTCGATATCTCAGGAGTTAACCCAATAATCCCATAGAAAGGAGAATTTTAATGACTGCAAAGAAAGAACCTGTAGTAAAAAAGACAGAAATCAAGAAAGACACTAAACACATAGCTTTAGAGCTGTTTAAGGACTTAGATGGTGTTGTTTATAGCAAAGGGGATAAATACCCTCATGCTAAATCAAACCCCGCACAGGACAGAGTAAAGGCACTTGCTACAGAGGACAATAAATACAATAGACCTTTTATCAAAGAAATTTAGGAGGTTTTGAGTATGCCTGATCAATACTTAATTATTGTTAAGGACAGGCTCAACATAACCTTTGGCCACAAAGATGATGATGTTATTAGAATGATAAGCGAAGGCATGGCTTCTATCCGTTCATGGGTAGGGGCCATTACTTTTGCACTTAATCCAGAACATGATGACATTGTAGGAATCTTGGCTAATGAATTATTGCTTGATTTAGTCCGTTACAAGTGGAATGGATCAGGTCAGTATTTTCAGCAAGAGCATAGGTCCAATATTTTGACCCTACAACTGGAGGTGGCGAAGAGAAATGCTAAAACGTAGTCGCTACACAGAAGAAGAGTTGAACAGTGGACAGATGCAATATGGTTATGACGAACATGTTCGAGAAAAGACTAAATTAGTTGAATCTATATTTAAGCCAGTAGGAACACTTAATTTTAAATACAAGACATTGAGGGAATCTGATTACAATCTTTACAGTTCTTTGGACAAAGTTATTACTAAGAAAATCAAAACTTATTATGTCCCAGATATGGAGAGAACACATAAAGTAATCATAAATGGGAATGTTGATGAGAAATATGACATTACAAGCATTGACCCAGATGCTGAACTCAGGTTTTTATATATTTATTTAGAGAGGATACCGGGATGAATGTAGATAGATTAATTGAAGTACTTAATACCCTATATCCCGAATACAATGTTTTTGACAGTGACATTAAGCAGGAAGAAGTTGAAGCTAATCCTAGCTTCTTTGTTTTTAGAGAGACTAATACTTATTCAAGGGGGAGTTTATCGCCTAGAAATCTGATGAGAAAAGTTCTCGTACAATTTGTAACGAAAGAAAATAAAAGCATAGACTTAGCTACTCTTATTCCGGAACTTCAAACAGCTGGAATACATTTTGTAATATCGGATGAAGACCTTGGGAAGATGCAAGGAACAGATCAACAAGCTTTAATGATTACCATGGAATTTACCTATCAAGTTAGGAAGTGTTTGATTTGAATTACGATTTAAACATTAAAGGCCAGGAAGAAATCTTAAAAGCCATGCAACGGACTTCTGAGAAAGCAGAATCAGAAATAAACAAGGTTTTGCATAGCCAGGGTGGTAAAGAAGTGTCACAAAGCATTATAGGGTTTATGCCTATATCAGATAGGAACAAGAAGCACGCTAAGACAAGTAATTCCTTAAGACAGAAAGATATTAATTTAGGTTTTCAGATTCTTGCTAGAGGTGGAGCTGCTAAGAATAAAAACTCATTTGGTTACTTAGTTTTCCCAAATGAAGGAAGAGGACGTAGTAATCCAGTAGCTCAGAGCTTCTTTGAAACAGGACTTGAATCTAAAGAGACATATCTAACCCGATTAATGTTAGATGCATTAGAACTCGCTGCTCAAATATAAGGAGGAAATATTAATGGAATTAAATCAATCTTATGATTTATTAAAAGTCACTAATGGTCAGTTTAGACCATGGGATGAAGCAACAAAAGCTTATTTAGAAGCTAAAGCACTAGGATGCGTAGGTGCCCTAGGCATGGAAGCTGATGTAAGATCTATTACAAAAGTTTGTGAAGGTGTAGTTGAAGAAGAAATTACGTTGATTAATTTTTACACAGTAACTATTACCGGTCATATGCCCATTGGCGTTATTAGAGACATCTTTGGATTATCTAATGATGGGCTTAAACCTGGAGTTTATGCCATAGGACAAAACACAAGAGGAAAGAAAGGCGTATTTACTTTTGAAGGACAAGACATG